TGTCGCGGATCCATTCGTAGACGGCTTTGATCGCGTTCCAAATACTGTCGCGGTGACGGATGATGATCGCGACCATCAGTCCGAACGGTCCGGTGAGGATCGTTAGCAGTAGCGGCCAATTATCTTTCACCCAGTTGTAAACGGTTTTGATCGTCGACCACACGGCGTCGACGGCGCCGTCGACAATGTTGCGGAACGTTTCGCATTTCGTGTAGGCGAGGACGAACGCGGCGCCGATCGCGATCACGACGGCGGCGATAATGAAGATCGGGTTCGTGAGGATCGTCAGCTTTAGGGCTTTGAGGATCCCGTCAAAGAACGCGACGGCTTTCGATAGTCCTTCCTGGGCGGCGGCGTACAGGGTCGCGGCGCCGTCCAACGATTCGAGGCCGACGGCGGCGACACCCATTCCGGCGGCGAGCTCAGGGAAACCGGCCATAGCGACGGCGTCGGACATGTCGCGTAATCCGGTCGTTGCCTTGCCGGCGGTCCCGCCGACAGAGTCGATCGCGCCGGACACGTCGCGCGACTGTTTTGTCGCGGTGTCGGCGGCGTCGCCGTAATCCTTGACGGCGGACTTTGCTTTGTCGAGGCCGGACACGGCGCCCGACGTCGTCGCGGTGACATCAATCGTCAGTTGTGCTTTAGCGGCCATGTCGCAACCTGTCGGCTTGTTCGGCGAGGACGTCGAGAGCGGTCGCGATCGTCGCGTCGTCCTCGGCCGCCCAGGCGGCCGGCGCGATGTTGGTCGCGATCGCGAGTTCCACGATCAGCCGGTGTCTAGATCCGGCGAGGAAGGGTCCGTGTCGACCGGCGACGGATCGATCGACATACAACGCGCCGAAAAATCGTCATAGGTGACTTCTTTGGGGATCTGGGCTTCGCGTTGTAACGCGTGCCAGGCGAGATAGGTCATCCATTCGATCTGGGCTTCTTGTGGTCCCGGCCAGTTCTTGCGGCGGGCGGTGCGTTCGTAGAGCAACATGTCAAAATTGTTTGCTTGGACGTGATAGATCGCGCCGTCGTCCATTAACACGGTCAGGTGCGGCGCGATCATTCGGACTTTGTCGGACACGGTTAGACCTTTCGTTCGATCAGGGTTTGGACGTTGCGGGCGTAGGCGTCAAGGATCCGGCCGCGTTCGGCGTCGACGGCGTCGAATAGGAACGGGTGCGGGCGGATCCCGCGCGACGGGACGCCGGAATGGATCGGCGTCGCGTAGCGGACGGCGGCGCCGACGGTCGCGGTCGATCCGGTCCCGCGTCCGGTGATCGAACGGGCGAGGGCGCCGGTATCGGTCGGCGCGAGGCGTTTGGCGCGGGCGACGATCAGCGTCACGGTGTCGTCGGCGGCTTCGTCGAGGTCGTCGACGCCGGCGGCGATCTTGTCTAGCGCGGCGGCGAGCTCGGCCGATCCTTTTTCCGTGATCGGCATCGCGTCACGTCGTCGACAGGTCGAGGACGACGGCGCCGCCGGCGGTGAGGACAGGGTCGCCGACGATCGACCACGCAAAATCCGATGTCATGTTCGCTTTTGGTTCGTCGGATCCGAACATCAGCGGGTCGATCGTCACGTCGCCAGTGCAGGCGGTCCCGGCCGCCGTCGACGGCTCGAACGTGAACGGGACCGTTTCGCCTTTGTGCTCCCACGAAAAGAACAGGATCCCGGCCTCGTCGGCGACATCTTGGAACATTTCACCGTTGAGGGTCGCGGCGTAGATCGTCGATCCGCCGACCGTTTCGCCACACAAAACGACGATGTCGTCGTCCTTGTTTTTTTCCCATTCGATCCGACACGAAATGATCTGACAGGAAATGTCGATCGGTGTCCCTACTTCGCCGATCGTCAACGTCCCAGGTCCGAATTTTGTCACCTTGGCGACCATTTATCTACTCCTTGATTTTGGGAGCTCGGCGAGCTCGAGGACAGGCGGACACAGGGTCCGGACGTCGACGTCGACGTCGCCGGCGACGGTGACGGCGTGCAACGTCGGTCCGCCGGCCGCTAGCACGGTGGCGCCGGCGAGCGTCGCCGTCCCGACGAGCTCGAGGGCGACCCAGGCGGCGGCGGTGAGGTCGTCGAGGGCGGCGAGCTGGGCGGGTTCGGCGCCGTCGACGACAACGATCACGGACACCTCGGCGACGACCGTACGCGGATCCGACGGGCGGATCCCGAACGGTGACACGATCCACGCGGTAGGCGTCGCGAGCTCGTCGGGCGCGTAGGCGTGAATCGCGTCGGCCGGTAAACCGGCGGCGCCCAGTTGTTCGACAAGCGTCGCGTGCAGTTCGAGGCGGACAACTTCGAGCGGTGTCATCCGATCCCCCACACGTGACGGTCGCCGTCGATCAGGGCGGCGTAACGCTCGAGGACGTTGTTCGGGATCCTGGGCGCCGGCGCCGGCGCCGTCGACCACGTACCGGACGTGTCGGCGTCGCGGTCCTTGAGGCGATAGACGTCGGTGGCGACACCGATCGCGGCGCGCCACAATCGGCGAGGGTATGGCGGTTCCGGCGGCGTGAGGACGTCGTCGACGAGGACGGATAGGCGGTCGTCGATCAGTTCACAAGCGGCGGTCGTACATTCGCCGATATAGGGCGCGTCAGGGTGCGTCGGCGGTAGGCGCAAACGCTCGAGGACGTCGGCGACGATGCAATATTCCGAGGCCATTAGCTCGAGGCGGTCAGGACTTCGCGGCGGTTCGGCCGGCGACGGCGGCGGCCTTTGTGACGCCGGCCGGCAAGAACAGGCCAGGCGCACCCATTCCCCAGATAGCGACGTCGGTCCCTAGCTTGGGGACGTCGGGCGCCGAAATGAGGAACGGTCCGTCCTCGAGCCAGCGGGCGGCTTGTTCGTTGGTGACGATCACGGTCCCGGCCGGCGCCATTGGTGCTTCGACGATTTCGAGGCCGGAAATGTTGATCGTCAGGGTCGCGGCGTCGGACGTCCCGGCGGTGTTCGTTGTCCCGTATTGGGTCGGCCACAGGTTGTCGAACGCGCCCCAGGCTTGGAACACGTCGGACGACACGATCACGGCGGACGCGGGGAGGCCGGTCACGGTGCGGACATGTGCGGACGCGGCGAACAGGAACTTTTTGACGTCGCCGAGTGGCGCGGTCAACGGTGCGAGGACGAGGGTATGTCCGGCGCCGGCGACGAGGGCGTCGACGAACGCGTTTTCCGTTGTGAGGCCGTAGGCGATCTGGAGAATATTGTCGTACAGGGTCAGGTATCCCGGCGCCGATCGCTTTTGCAGTTGAAGGGCGACGTCGGATCCGCCGGCGTATGTTTTGAGTGTTGCCTGTCCACGTAGGAACGAGACTTTGACGGACGTGATTTCGGTTTTTTGGGCGGCTTGTTCGCCGACGATTGTGGTCAGGTCGCCGGCGTAGTACGGCCAGTAGACGTCCATTCCGCTATCACCAGGCGAACGCGGTCCGCCGAGGGCGGTGATCGACGGGCGGCCGCTATCGACGACACCGAAAACTTCGGTCAGCCATGCGGGCGGGATCACGCCGGGATTATCCGGAGTGATCTGATTCACCCAGACGCGGGCGGCGCGGTGCGCGGCGCGGTGCGCGGCGTAGGCGTCGACAAACTGGCGATTGAGCTCGGCGGCCTCGAGCGGTCCGGCGGCGCGGGCGACGTCGGTCAGTTCGGCGAACGATCCGAATCGGGCGAGCGGCGACGCCGGCCGACCGTTCGAACGGGTCACACCGAAACGGGCGATTTCGGCGCGGACCAGTTCGGCGACCTGTCGGCGGCCGACAGGATCCGGATCGGGATCGGGATCGTCGCCGGCGGGATCGGGCTCGTCGGGATCCGGATCCGGTGAGGCGGCGACGCGGGCGGCGCCGACGGCGCCGTCGAACGCGCCGCGCGACGGCGGCCAACAAATAGCGACGCCGGTCAGGATCGACGGCGCGTCGGCGGTGCGGACGATCGAATCGCCGTGTTCGACGGACGGGACGTCGGCTTCGATCGAGACATGTACGGCGCCGAGGGTTCGGGCGAGGGCGTAGGCGTCGCGGCCGGCGCCGCTATCGGCGAGCTCGAGCGTCGCGAACAATCCGTCCGGCCGGTCCTCGAGGCCGGTCGCGCGTCCGATCAGGGCGCCGCGTTCGATCCCGCGCGGCGTCGGCGTATGTCCATCGAACACGGCGACGAGGTCGTCGGGCTCGAGCGATCCGGACGTCCATGATTCGTCATAGAACGTTCGGCCGTCGTCGGTGACGCGGGCGACCTGTCCCCAGGGGACGAGGCACACGCTGATTGTTCGGGCGGCGTCGTCGGACGTTTCGACCTGGGCGCGGCGGACGATCCCGACGTGAGCGGCCTCGAGCGTCCCGGCGGCGCGGGCGACGGTGTTGCGGATCGTTGACATAGCTAATCTCCCAGGTTGTAGGTTCGGTGTTGCGGTATCAGTGGCAGGGTCGGCGAGCATCGTCGAGCTCGAGCTCGAGGGCGCGGGTAGGGCGTCGTCGGGTAGCGGCGGGAAACCTTCGCGGGCGCGGACTTCGGACGGGAGCATCCATCCGCCGGCGATCCCGACGGCGTACGCGTTCCATCGCGCTTCGAGGTCGGTCCTCAAGAGTTCGGCGGTATCGAATCGGACCTGTGTCCCGTAGGGCGTGAGGTCGGTAAAGGCGGCTTCGATCCGGTTGAGGTACTGTCCCAGACCGACTTTGAGCCATTTCGAAAATTCGGCCTCTGTCGTCGCGTAGGTGAGACTGTCGCCGGCGGCGACGTTGACGAGCGACGGCATTACACCGAACGCGCGCGCTATTTCGGTGTTGGCGATCGCGATTGATTCGACGAGCTGGGATTCGACGGCGGACGAGCCGATCGGCGATAACTGTCCATCGCGGTCGATAATCGCGGGTTCGTGTTTGCGTGCCCAGGCCGACAGGACTTGTGCTTTGAGTTCGGCGGTTTGGGTCGCGTTCAGTGTTTGTTTGACGAGGACGGCGATCGACGGAAAACCGGCCTCCCAGAACGATCCGGCCATATCGTAGAGGGCGGCGAGGTATTCGATCGCGCGTGAACAATCGTTGAGCGGCGCGGTCCCTAACGATCCGGCTTGTGTGACGCGCCACGGGATCAGGATCGCGCCGGTCCCAGGCTCGAGGCGTTGACCGTTGTAGTAGACGGCGGCGAGGCGGCCGGTCTCGTCGAATTCGCCGAACGCGCGCGACGCGTCGACGACACGGACGGCGGCCGGATAATCGTCGGCGTAATGCGCGGACGGGATCAACCAAACATGTCCCCATCCAGTGAGGTTGTTACAGAGGCGGTGCAACGTTTGCCATCGCGGTTCATACGGATCGGGTCGGACAATGATCGGCGGTTGATCCGGTCGCGGCGCGTTGCCACGGTAGGCGATCATCGGCAGTTGTCCGACAGTGTTAGCGATCAGGTCACGGCAGGCGACCACGATCGGCAGTTCGAACGCGGTCAACGCGACGCCGGATCCGCGAGCGGCGATCGCGTCGGCGATCGCGGCCTCGAGCGCGTTCAGGTCGCCGGCGCGGCGGGCGATCTGGCGACGAGCTCGGCGAGACATATCGCAACCGACACTGGTGTAACACGCGGCCGGCGTCAAAGAAAAACACAAAATAGGCTCTAGGTTGCGATCTAACGGGCGATCGCGGCCGGTCCGGTATGTCAGGGCGGCCGGACGGCGATCGACCGTTAGGCGACGTTCGGCGGGCGGCCGGCGCCGGCGCGGTGTACCCAGGCGGCGAGCGATCCGGCGATCAGGGCGCCGGCGGCGGTTTGGCGTCGATCCCAGACCCAGGATCCGCCGACACGACGTCGGCGGCCGGCGCGGATCGCGATATCGAGCAGCGGATCGCCGGCGTGCGCGACGGCGCCGGACAAGATCCGGTCGTACAGGTATCCGGCGGCGGCGGCCGTTTCGCGAGTGTTCAGGGTGACAACGTTCGTCGACACGTCGGCGAGCTCGAGGGCGAGGGCGGCGGCCGGTCCGCCGGCGTCGAACGTGATCGCGGCCGGCGCCCAGCGGTCGACGAGCTCGGCGACACGCGGCACAAGCCACGATCCGTGAGGGCGGTGTTCCAAGAGCTCGAGCTCGAGGCGTCCGCCGGCGCCGGCGGCGGCGGCGACGATCACGGCCGTTTCGCGTTCCTCATCCAGTTCAATCCCGAACGTGAGGCCGTCGGCGAGCTCGAGCGATCCCGGCGCGACGGTCCCGGCCGTCCAGGCGTCGACGAGCGTTGAGTCCTCGAGGGCGTCCGGCCATAGACCCAAATATTCGCAAGCCCAGGCGTCCGGATTCATCACGGTCCGGTCGGCGATTATCGCGTCGGTGAGGACGTGATATCCGATCCCAGGGTGCGCGGCCTCGAGCGTCGCGACGTCGTCAGGGTCGGATCCGGCCGGCGCCGAATATTCGACGTAGCAGATCGGCGACGCCGTATCGTTGAGGGATCCGCGTCCCAGGTCGCGCCATTTCGCTAGCCATGTTGAGGCGACCGTTCCGGCGTTCGACACGATCCACGCCTGACCGCCGAGGCCGGTGGCTTGTGTAGGGAACGCGGCGGCCTCGAGCTCGGCGCCGGCATCCGATCCGAATTCGCGGGCTTCGTCGACGAACGCGACGTCGGCGCTAAACGATCGGATCGCGTCAGGGTTCGGCGGCAGTAGGCGAAACGTCGATCGGTTATGTCTCCAGGTGATCGCTTCCGATCCGTTCGAACGGCGTAGGGCGACGTGTCGCGGGTAGAGCGGACTGTCCTCGAGCCAGGCGGACCAGTCATCCCGCCAAAGGGCGGCCGCCGTCTCTCTTCGGTGTGAAGCATAAAACGCCTTGCTACCGCGACGGCGGCGGGTGACGGTCAGGGCGTAGGCGAGAACGGCGAGCGTTTTACCGGCGCGACGCGGGACGATCACGATCACATATTTGTAACGGAACGTCCCGTCCGGCCGTAGTTCGCCGGCGACGTCGACAAGGTCGCGTTGCCACGGGATCAGCGGGCGGCCGAGTAGGCGGGCGACGGCGGCGACGTCGGCGCCGATCGTCGGCGCGTCAGGACGGCGAGGTGTCGCGAACGCCGGCGAACAGGGCGTCGAGGTCGTCGGCGTTATCAACATCAGGGCGAGCTATCAGGCGGTCGAGGACGGCTAGGTGACGGGCGATCAACACGCCGCGCGTGTACCGCGATTCGTCAGGGTCACTACAGGCGCCGTCAAGTTGATCGGCGGACACGCGGGCGAGCGCGATCCAGGCGGCGTCGACGGCGGCGAGGCGGCCGGCGGCGCGCAACCTGTCGACGGTCGCGTCGAGGCCGTTACGGGCGCGGCGTGTTTGGTACGGGCGGCCGAATAGGCGCGGTTGATTCGGATCTGTCATCGGATCACGGCCAGGATCTGGGCGCCCAGGTGTTCGGTGTAGGCGGGCGGTATCGCTTGAGATAGTTCGGCCATAGACATTCCCCAATCGATACCCAGGAGCTCGGCGGCTTGACGTCGCGACGCCTTGAATCCGCGCTTCATCGGTCCGCCGCCGCCGTTCCCATAGACGCCGATGATCGGGTGAGAACGGCATTCGCACGCGGGGACCACCAGGGCGCGACGGGATCGATCATCGGACGAGGGCGAGGCGAGGGCGGACGGCGAGCTCGAGGGCGAGGGCGGACGCGGTGTTCGTGAGGGCGTCGGCGAGGATCGCGAATCCGGCGGCGTCGGCGGCGTAGGCGAGTTCGACGAGCGCGTCGGGCTCGAGCTCGAGCTCGAGGACGGCGCCGGATTCGAGCGGGATCCGGATCGTTCGGCGCGGTTCGGCGATCATCGGTCCCGAGTGTAACAACGCCGGCGGGTTCGGTCACGTTTGGGGGAGATACTTCGGGCGG